GGGCGCGGGAGAACCCGGCGTCAGCGGGAAATGCGACATGACATGCAATTATGCCCTGATTACGGGCAAGACCAAGCTCGGGCAGATCTATGAGCAATACGGCATCACCAACTATGACCAGCGGGCGGCCAAGATCCTCGGCAGGATCAAATGTCCTTTTTACAGCCCGGGAGACAGGATAAGGCAAAGCCGGACGGAGCTGCTCCTGCATGGCTCAAAGCCTGGAAAATACGACTGGGCCAGAGGCATGGAACTGTACAATGCTGGCGCTACGGATAAGGATATAGCCACTGAACTGGGCTGTACTTACGAGTCGGTGAAGCGCTGGAGATGGAAACACGCCTTATCGGTGAACCCGGCGCAGAAAGCGCCGGGCAAACTCGACTGGGCCAGAGGCCGGGCACTGTACGAGGGAGGCGCCAGCGACCGGGCAATTGCGGGGGAGCTGGGCTGCTCCGTCACCGCCGTGTTTGAATGGCGCAAGCGGGAGAAGCTGCCATCCGTCGTGGGGAAGGAAAAAATCGACTGGGCCAGAGGTCGGGCGCTGTACGAAAAAGGCATGTCCGACAGGAAAATCGCCCAAGCTTTGGGTGCACACCCGGAAAGCGTGAGGAAATGGCGCGGGCGGGAGGGCCTGCCGCCAAACAGCTGCGGCGGCCGGCAGAGAAAGGAGAAAGAAAATGATCTATGAGTACGAGATCCGCTTTAATGCCGAAGAGGAGCGATACGAGGTCTTCAGGAAGGGGCAAAGGACGAGCATGGTCTATGTAAGCCCGCGGGAAGCGGACTGCGAGAAATATGTGCGCCAGAGCAGGGACATCGACCGGTATCACGAGCAGAGGATGGGCAGGGCATGAAGAAGCTGGCAATAACGGCGCTGCTGCTGGCGCTGGGGATCGAATGGCTGAGCCTGCTGGTGATCGGCTGCTGGATGGCGCGATTTGCGGTATTTCTGCTGCGCACGGCGGCGGCGCTGGAGGACGGGGAAAGCCCCGGAGGGGAAGATTCTTCGCTCCGCTCAGAATGACAGAGGAAAGGCGCGCAGAATGACAGAGGGCGGGGCACTCACGATGACAGAGGCGGTGCGGAGAGAAGATCCTTCGTCGCTTTGCTCCTCAGGATGACAAAGGGAGAGGCGCGCAGGATGACAGGCCGCAAAAATAAAATAAGGCCGTCCCGGTGGAGCGGGACGGCAGGACGGTCACTTTTTGGGCGCGGCACGGCCGGAACCGCTGTGGGGGGTCTGATGATATACCTTTTGAAGAAGTATGGGACGCGCTTGGAGACTGGCATCCGGACTTTACCAATGCCGAAGCGCTGAAAGAAAAGTACGGTGGAACGTGGGAAAAGACCCCCGCCCCGCAGATATCCGGGCGCAGCGCCAAAGAAGCCTACGCGGAAATGCCGGAGGCGCTGAGAGCATACATAAAGGCCATGCCGGAGTATGACGAAGATCTGTTCAGAGCCATAACGGAGGAGAACTGACAATGGATGAACTGAAACCTTGCCCGTTCTGCAATCAGAAAAAAGCATATATTGCCGTGCATGACGATGAGGGAAATTATCAAGGCTTGCCGGGGGGCGAATATGAAGCACATCCTTGGAGCGGCTTATCCTATGCGTTGCACCATGACGGATGGGGTGAGTGCATTTTATGCACTGATGGAGAGTGGGGAACAATGGGCGGCGTTTTGTTTGACACACCAGAAGAAGCCGCCAAAGCATGGAACAGGAGGGCTGACAATGGCTGAATTCTGTAGGAATGAACAAGAAGGGGAGGACCTATGAAAATTAAGGCGATTGCCGCGCTGATGAAGAAAAAGCGGCGGATAAGCATTTTCGACGATGAAAAAAACGGCGTGCAGTGGATCTCCGACGGATACGCGGCCTATCCGCTCTACGGCCTGCCGGAGCTGGACGGGGATACGCTGCTCACGGTGCTGGATGTGCCGGAAAAGGAGCGGGAGAAATACATTGTCAGGCGGGGGATGCTGCCCCGGGCGCTCTGCTTTTCGGACACAGACGGCACAGAGCGGCGGCTTCCGCCGCCGGCGCTCATATCCATAGGATACGGCGGGGAGGTTCTGGCCCCGGCGCGGACAAGCCTGGGCCTTGCGTTCTACAGCCCGGAATACTTAAAGCCCGTATCGGACGGCCCTTTTGAAATGTACGAGCGGGAGAGCGCGGAGGGGAAGATGTATCTGGCGGTCAAGAGCGGGTTTCTTCTCCGGGCGCTGATTTTACCGGGGGAGCCCAACGAAGAGGACATTGCCCAGCGCCTGGAGCTGCTGCACCGGGAGCTGATAAGCAGCATTTCCAGAAAAGCGATGGAGAGCAGGAAAAAAACGCCGGAGGACCAGTACAGCCTTGCGGTGGATCCGGAGACCGGGGAGATCATGGAATAAAAAAGCTCCCCCGGAAAATCCGGGGGAGCGGGGGAAAGATGATTCAGCGCAGCTCAAGACGCTGCTTCAGGCCCTCCTGAAGGACCTGCGAAAAGTTCAGACCGGCTTTTTCGCCCAGCTCGTTGAGATAGTTCGGAAGCGTTACATTGCGCCGCACGGTACGCATATCGTTTGCACGGCGGTAAGCGTCAAAGTCAACATCAACGATGGTGACAAGCTCTTCTGCGGTATGAGAGGGAGTGAGCGTGGAGAACACGGGGATCTCTCTTCCAGCATCCTGCTCGCAGATCCCCCAGAGGCCGATGGCGTCACGGGCCATATCGATGCACTCGGCTACGGTTTCACCCTGAGTTCCTATTTGAAGGTCAGGAACAAGAACAGAGTAACCGCCTTCCGTTTCAGGGGTCAATATGATCGGATAGATCTGTTTCATGGTTACCTCCTTTATTAAGTCCGGCGCAGGGCTTTATTTCAAGCCCTGCCGGCGGATGATTGCTTTTGCTAACTGCTCCTTGATTTCGGAGTGACGGGGAATGGGTTCGGACTTCTCGCCGTTTGTGTATATATCATGGTTTGCTCCGCTTCTCAGAAGCCACCAGCCATTTGACTCAAACAGCTTTATTAAATCCCGACGCTTCATTTCCTCACCTCTTGCGTATATTATACACACTAAATACACATTTGTCAAGAGCGTTTTTACATTTTATCTTTGCAAGGACTGCTTTGATCAAGCTGCCCGGGAGCGGGCCGCTTGATGAGGGCAGTTTGAGGACGAACAAAAGAGGACGGATTGCCGCAGCACTTTGACATCTGCACACCAGACAATAACCAGTTACGCGCGTGCGCGCGTTTCTGGGGGACTTGGTAAGCGCATGGTTTAGGCCCATTTATATATAGTAGGAGAAAAGTATGAGCGAGACGGTCTGGTACACGAGAAAATACATCTGCCGCAACGGAGTGGAGGAGAGAACAAAGTTTCCCGTCCGGGTCTCCTCATCGGCAGGGCGGAAGAGAAACAGAGAGGCCGTTAAGGCTTCCCGGGCTTCGGACAACGCCGAGAGGCAGACGGCCCGGAACTTAAACAACAACTTCTCCGCACACCACGATATCCACCTTGTGCTCGAATACTCCGAGGCGGGCTATGCCAGGGTGATAAAACGGGCCGAGGCTATGAGAGAGGATTCCGGCGAGCCCTGGGAGGATCTCCTTTACAGGGCCGCGCAAAAGGAATGCGAGAACTGGATCCGCAGAGTGCAGCGCCAGCTCAAGGGCCTGGGCGAGCTCAGATATCTGTTCGTGACATCCGACATGGACGGAGACACGGGCGAGCGCGTGAGGCTTCATCATCATGTGATAATAAACCGCGAGGCAAGAGAGGCCTGCATCGAAAAGTGGAAGAGGATGGGCTTTGTGATGAACGCCGAGCTTTATTCCATCCACGGGGATTTTTCTCCCCTTGCGAGCTATCTCATTAAGCAGGTCCGCTACATACCCAACGCCAAGCGCTACACGCCCTCACGCAACCTCATCCCGCCCGAAATGACGGAGCCGATGGCCGTGACCCGCTTCGGCGAGAGCGAGATGCGGGTGCCGAAGGGCTGCGTGGAGCTTTACAGGTCGCCGTACATCCGGGGAGCCGCGCAATACCTGCGATATCTGAGACCGGACAGACGAGGAAAGGAACCGACCGCGGCGCCCAGGGAGCTCAGACAGGAAGGGGCCGGGCGGAAGAAAGGACAGGAGCCATGAACAAAGGGAAGAAATGGACATACATGAGGCTATGCGTCAGCTGCGCCGGTAAGCTGGAGCGGGCGGGATTTGAGGTGGAGGAAATACGGGAGGAGCCTACAAAGCGCTGCCGCTGCGGGATGGGCTATGAAGGAAATCAGCATGGGGGCGTGCTGTGCCTCTACCGGATGAGAAAGGAGGCGGGGCGGGAATGAATTCCATCGTCAGGGAATCCGTGGAGCGGGTCACGCTGGAAATCCAGGGCTATGCTCCGGCACGGGATATCAGCTATCCGGAGGCGCTCCGGCTTCTGGACGCGGCCTATACGGAAGAGATTGGGCAGGCGCTGGCGCGGCTCGGGCAGCTGCGGCGGGCGGCGGAGGCGGCCATGGTGCAGCTGAGCCTTGCGCTGGACGGGATAAAAAATCTGGGCCGGGAGCTGGAGGAGAGACATCTGAGGACAGGAGGCGGGGAGCTTGAAGAAAAAAGCGAGGCAGACTGAGCGGGGGACGCAAAAGAGCCGGGCCGGGTATGCCTGGGGCGTGAGCTGGTGCTGCGCCGAATGCGGGGAAAAATTAAAAAGGAAATTTGACACCAGGACGGACGGGGTAGCGATTGCGGCCGGGCGCTGTGAATGGTGCGGCAAATTTGGGAGCTTATACAAATACCTGTACAGGCCGGTGGTCAGACATGAGACCAGACCCCGCGGCGCCGGCGGCGGCGAGCGGGCGAGAGCAGGGAGGTGAGAGCGTATGGACTGGAAAAAGGAAGCGGCTGATAAGCTTAAAATTTACGAGTCCAAGAAAGGGAGCATGCTACGGGCCGGCCAGGAGATACAGAGGCTCGAGCAGGAGCTCTGCAATATCCGGGCGGTACGGACAGACGGGTCCCCAGTCTCCGGGGGAACGTGCCGAAGAGAGGATATGATTATCAACAACATTGCGCTGCGGCAAGAGCTCCACTCAGCAATAGAGGATACGGAAAAGTGGCTGAGAATCGTTGACGGAGCGCTGGCCACGCTAAGCCCGGAAGAAAGATTCATTCTGGACCGGATGTATATACACCGGCACAAGGGAAATGTGGAGCGGGTATGCGATGAGCTGAAAATAGAAAAAACTTCGGTATACAGGCGGCGGGACGCGGCATTACGGAAATTCACGATATCCATGTACGGGTCAGAATAAAACGGAAAGTGGGAAAAAAACGGGGCGATTTTTTAAAAGCAATGTGATATCATGGCAGCATGAAATAATTTCAGGGCGCAGCCGGGCTTCAATGCCGCGGCTGCGTTTGCTTGAAGGGGGATCAGGGATGGCCGCGACACGGAAGACGGCGCGCAAGCTGATAATGGCGCTTAACCGGCGGGGCGTGGATGTAAGTCTCACGGAAAACACATTTTATTCACGGAAGTATGAGCGGTTCATAACGAAATACAGGGTCAAGAGCGCAGGTGCGCAGATCATTTCCACATACTCGCTCATCGAAGTGATAACGAAGCTGGCGGATATGCTGCGGGAGGGCGGCAATGGGCATTAATGCGAGGCAAAAACGATTCGCGGATTTATGGCTGGAGAGCTTTAACGCCACGGAGGCAGCCAGAAAAGCGGGATACAGCGAAAAGACCGCAGCGGCGATCGGATACGAAAACCTGAGAAAACCTGAGATCGCCGCCTACATTCACGCGCGCCTGCGCGCGCAGGATATGTCCATCGTGGCTTCGCAGGAGGAAACGATGGCGTTTCTCACATCCGCGATGCGGGGACAGGTAAAGGACCAGTTCGGACTTGACGCCGCGCTGTCCGACCGGCTCCGGGCGGGGGAGGCATTGATAAAGCGATATGCGGCAACGGACAGAAGCAGAGATTCGCTGGAGAAGCTGGACAGCCTGCTGAGGGAGTTTAAAAATGCTGTTAAGTCCGAAGCAGAATGAATTTGTAAAAAAGGCAAATCACCGCTGGAATTTCAAGGGCGGCGCCACGCGCTCAGGCAAGACCTATCTTGACTTCAAGTGGATTATCCCGATGCGGATCAGGGAAAGGGCCGGGCTTGACGGGCTGACAGTGATTATGGGGGCAACAAAATCCACAATTGAGCGTAACGTTCTGGAGCCGATGCGGAATATTTACGGCGCGGAGCTGGTGGGAACCATATCAAGCGACAACACGGCGAGAATTTTCGGTGAAAAATGTTACTGCCTGGGCGGTGAAAAAGTATCCCAGGTGTCGAAGATAAGAGGTGCGTCAATAAAATACTGCTACGGAGATGAGGTGGCTGACTGGGCGGAAGAGGTATTCTCGCTGCTCAAAAGCCGACTGGATAAGGAATATTCCTGCTTTGACGGGACATTCAACCCGCAATACCCAGGGCATTGGCTGAAAACATTTCTGGATTCCGACGCCGATATATTCAGCCAGACATATACCATTGACGATAACCCGTTCCTATCCGAAACTTTCAAAAAGAACCTCAAGAAGGAATATGAAGGGACGGTTTATTATGACCGGTATATCCTCGGCCTCTGGAAACGCGCGGAGGGGCTCGTTTATGAATTTGGAGAGGACAACATCACAGACGAGATACCGAAGGACGGAAGATACTTCATATCCGTTGATTACGGCACGCTGAACCCATTCTCGGCCGGGCTCTGGTGCCTTGAGGGAAACAGGGCTGTTAGGATAGCGGAATACTATTACTCCGGCCGCGAGAAGCGGAGCCAAAAGACAGACGAGGAATACTGTGACGAACTGATCAAGCTGGCGGCGCAGCACGGCAACAACCTGACTCCAGTCAAATGGTCGAGTCACAAGGCGATGTCGTACCTGTCGGTGCTGGAGTTGCGCGGCATCGACCGGATCGGTATCCTGATGGAGCTTTCGCAGGTCGTGACCGGCGAACTGAACACCAATATCCGCGAGTTGCATATTCAGAGCCATGACGGGATTTTCGAGGGCCGTGTCAG